TCGTAACTGGTGGCCGGGCAAGAGTCGCGACCTCCGTAAGCACGGAGCGGATGCGTTCCCGTGGGACGGTGCCGCTGACATGGAGTCCCATGTTATCGATGAACGGGTGACCAAGCTGGTCTCGATGTTCGTCTCCGCTATGAAGCGAGCAAATGTTCGGGCGTTCCCAGTGGAGGCTACGGACATTTCCCGATCTAAGGTGGTCTCGAACTTCATGAAGTGGATGGTCTCCTCTGGGTATATCCCACGGTTCCACCGCGAGATGGAACTCGGCGCGAACTATCTGCTGGAACGGGGCATCCTTATCACTTATGTAGGCTGGCACCGCGAAGACCGCAGGTTCCTCCAGAAACTGGACATCGAGCAGATTGCACAACTATCCCCAGAGCTAGCTGCTATGGTGATGGACGGTGCTAACGATGACGAAATCGTTGAACTGCTGAAAACAACTTTTGATGGCGTAACGACTAAGAAAGCTAAGAAATCGCTAAAAGAACTAAGGAAAACGGGTTCAACAGAGCTTCCAGTCGTTCGCCGTCAAATCGATGCCCCAGAGATTAAGACCCTCGCTCCTGACGGGGACTTCATGTTCCCTCCGTATGTAACGGATCCACAACGTGCGCCGTATTGCTTCTGGCGAACCTACTACACAGCACAGGAACTGGAGAACAAAGTTGTCACCGACGGATGGGACGAGGACTTCGTGGCTCATGTCATCGATAAGTATAAGGGAGTGAACATTGACTCCATCGAGCGAGAAAACGAAGGTCGCCGCTCAACCAGCCTTACTGACAACGCATACGAAGCGAATGAACTCATTGAGTTGGTTCACGGCTTCCAGCGGCTCATTGACCCAGAGGACGGCTCAGAGGGTATCTACGAGACCATCTTCCACAAGGAGTTCAGTGGGGACGATGGACAGGGAATACCGGCTTACGCTAAGTTTGAACTGATGAACGGCTACGAGGACTATCCAGTTGTCGTTACCAAGCTCTCAGAGGACTCCAAGCGGTTGTATGATGCACAGACCATCCCCGATGTTCTACGTGGAATACAGCATCAGGTTAAAGTGGAACGCGATTCCCGCATTGACCGCAACAGTTTAGCGACTCTGCCTCCGATCATGCACCCCGTCGGTAACGCACCGAAGGATTGGGGACCAGGTCGGATGATTCCATATCGGCGAAAAGGGGAGTTCGAGTTCGGCCCCACCCCTGCGTATAACACTGGTTCCCGTGAAATGGAGCAAACTATGGAGCGTCAAGCGGATGCTATGGTGGGCTTGGACTTCGATGATCCAACTAGTCAAATGCGTCGCCAATTTCTCGTGGACAAGTTCCTCAGCCATACAGCGGAGGTGCTGCGTTTAGCGTATCGCTGCTTCCAGCGGTTCGGCCCCGATAGCGTGTTCTTCCGTGTCACTGGTTCACCTGACCCCCAGCAGTTCAACAAGGGGAATCCCGACGAAAACTTTGATATTGTAATTAGCTATGACGTTCTCAACTCTGATCCAGAAGCTCAAGAAAAGAAGCTTAATCAGCTTGTTTCTCTTACTCAGCTTGACCGTAACGGCCGAATTAGCATTGACCGCTTGCTGGAGGTGGCTGCTAGCAGCATCGACCCAACTCTCGCGGACGCTGTTCTCCAACCCGCTGAAGAAGCTCAGGAGCAGGTTGTTAAGCAAGTGACCGATGACCTCTCGAAGATATTCGCCGGGATTGAGATGCCTGCCCGTCCTAACGGGGCGCAGATTGCACTCCAAGTCATCCAGCAATACACCTCACAGCCAGATGTAGCACAACGCTTGCAGACGGACGAGGCGTTCGCGGCACGTATCCAGAAGTATGCTGGTCAGTATTCCTTCCAGATACAGCAGGCACAGAACGCCCAGATCGGTCGGATAGGCACAGCCCCTGCCTCTATGGGGGCTATGCAGACACAAGGGATAGAGTAGTATGACTCCACAAGAACTAGCCAGAAAGAGGGCGCACCAAGCTCGTGTGCAGGATTACTTCGACATGTTGTCCCGGAACGAAGGGATTAGGAAAAAGGTTTACTTGGACTCCGAGGGACACCCTACAATCGGAATTGGGTTCAACTTGAACGCCGAGCATAACCAGCAGTTTCTCAAGGATCAAGGAATAGATAAGCAATCACTGCTAGCGGGTCGCGAACTTACTAAGAACGAGATGCTGGGAATGTATAATCACAGCCTCAAGCAAGCCTTCAAGGACGCTCGCAAGTATGACCCGAACTTTGACAAACGACCTGAGTCCGTCAAGAAGGGGTTAGTGGATATGTCATTCAACATGGGACTGACTAAACTCAATACGTTCGAGAAGATGAAGGAAGGGCTGGATGCCAATGACTACGCAAAGGTAGCCAGAGAAGCCCAGGATAGCGATTGGTTCAAGCAGGTTAAAACCCGTGGCCCACGCACAGTTGGGCTGTTAAAGGAAGCTATTAAATAATTTATGGAAGAAGATATTAAGGCACTTAGCCAACACGAGACGTTTGCTCGTTTTATCCAATCAATCGAATCCGCCCGTGAAGAGGTGATCGCAGACCTAGCAGGTGCGCCCTCCGAGCAGATACAGCAACTAGCTGGTAGGATTCTAGCGTATGACGACATCCTTAAAATGGTGGACTGGGAGCATCTCCGCACCCTCCACCAAGAAAGGCTTGTTTAGTATGTTAAAATAAATTTATCGCAATCATCCAGCGTATACGGATGGACAACATATGACAGATAATCACTCAACCGATAACGCCGAGTCGGAACCAAGTTCGGTGGCTACAAATATATCAGTGTCCGAGTTAGCCTCTCGGAGACTAGGTGGAAACCCAGAACCCGCCGAAGAAGCCCCAGTGCTTCCAGAGGAGGAAACTGAAGTTTCTACTGACGAGACCGAAGAAGTAACTGAAGAGGTGACTGAAGAGGTGGAAGAGAGTTCCGCTGAAGAGGTTGCCCCGGAGGAAATTTCCGAGGATGTTCTTTCACAGATTGACCTAGACGAAATGTCAGAGGAGGACTTGCGTGAACTCGGCAAGAAACTCGGAAGCAAAGCTGTTGAACGGTTCGGGAAACTGACTGCTCAACGTAAAGCCGCAGAAGAGGAACTGGCCAAGCTCCGAGCAAGCTTAGAGGCTGCTGACAATGATCCGCTTAAAGGCACAAAGGAGGTTAAGAACAACCCCTACGCCAACATCGACACTATCGAAGGCATTCAAACGAAAGCCGAAGAAGTAAACGGGATCATTGAATGGGCTGAAGATGTCTTGTTCAACGCGGATGGTTACGGCCCCGATGACTACGTGACTGAAGTTGAAGGAAAAGAAATCACGAAAGCTGAAGTGCGAAAAAGCCTACTTAGCGCACGAAAAAGCCGGGATAAGTTTTTACCTGCTCAACTCAAGACAATCCAGAACGTCGCCCAGGGTAAGCAACTCAAGGAAGCTTTCAATGCGAAAGCCCAAGAGGAACTAAACTGGATGACTGGAGAGGATAACGACACACGTAAGCAGTATGAGGCCATCGTCTCTGACCCACGTTTTGCGGAACTTGATAAAGCTCTACCGCCCGACATCGCCGCTCAGTTGCCATACCTTATGGCACACGCTGCTAACTCGATGTATGGACGGAAGGTAATCACGGAAAGCAATACCCCGTCAACTGGAGCGCGTCTGAATCCGCCTAAGCAACCAACTGGTGCCGCGGCACAATCGGAACGCAAAGCCAGCCCACAGGTCAAGAAGATTAAGAACTTCCAGAGTCGGTTCCAACAATCAGGCAACAAGAGTGATTTCGTAACTCTCAGAACCTTGCAAATGCAAAACCGATAATCCTAATAATATAATACAATGGCATTCTCAAACACATACGATGCAACTAATCCAGGATCGGCTGTTTCGAATCGTGAGGACTTGACAGAAGTTTTGTCCATCCTTGCGCCCGAAGAAACTCCAATCCTTTCTTCCCTTAACAAGCAAAAAGCCAACGCTACATTCGTTGAGTGGACTGTCGATAGCCTTTCTGATCCTGCAACTGCTGGTATCCGCGAAGGTGAAGATGTTTCTACTTTCACTGACAAGTTCGCTGGCCGCGCCCGCCTCGGTAACTACGTTCAGAAGTTCCGCCGTGACTACCAAGTTTCCGACCTCCAGGAGGCCGTTGACAGCGTTGGTCCCGCTAAGATTGCTCAAGCTGAAGCTAAGAGCATCCGTGAACTCAAGCGTGACATCGAAGCTACGCTTGCTTCTGCTAACGACCGTGCCGTAGAAGATGGTTCTTCCACTGCTTACGCACTTCGTGGCCTTGGTGACTGGCTTGACTCCGCTGGTCCTTCGGACGTTCCTGCTGCTTTCCGCACTCCTGCTGCAAGCATCTACACAACGACTGAAGCTGGCACAACTGAGTTCGGCGAAGAAGCACTTAACGACATCATCACAAGCATCTTCGAGCAAACTGGTTCAACCAATGACCTCATGCTTGTTGCTGACACTGGTCTTCGCCGCGTAATCAGCGACTTCGCTCGCACTTCTGGTTCCTCGGACAACAGCGTCCGCCAAGTGAACTACGACGGTGGTGCAGGTGAAATCACCCTCCGCGTTGATATGTATCAAAGCGACCACGGCGTTGTTTCCATCGTTAACGGCAATCCTTCTTGCATGCCTAAC